GTTCTAGTTTTGCAATTGCAACTAATAAGTTTACTGTTAACTCTACTAACGGAAATACAGTTATTGATGGAACACTATCAGTTTCTGGTGGTGATTTGACAATTGACAGCAGTGGTAATTTAACAACATCTAATAATATCACTGCAGGTGGCGACCTTGCAGTAAACGGTGATTCTATTACCACCACAAGAACTGGTACATTTAATATAATTAATGCAAATGCTACTGGATTGAATCTTGCTGGTGCTGCAACTACAATCAATATTGGATCTTCTACTGGTAATACTACTATTAACAATAGTTTGACAGTTGGTTCTAATATTACAATCGCTGGTACTTTAGATGTTGCTGGAAGTATTGATTTAAATAATGGTGGAATATCTTACTTCAGTGTTAATTCTTCAACTGGTAATACTATTATTGGTAACAATAATAGCGGAACACTTAGAATTGAATCTAATCAAAATGTTTCTGGTTCTCTTGCATCACTAATTACTGATGGTGGTGCTATTATCGCTAAGAAATTGCAAGTTGGTGATGACCTTGCAGTAAATGGTAATGATATCACTACTTCTTCTAGTGGAACTTTTAATCTCTTAACATCATCTACTGTTTCTACTGCAAATGTCTTTACTGGCACAGAAACAGTTAATATTGGTAATACAAATAGTATTGTAAATGTTAGAGATAATTTTGATGTTGCTGGCAATGCTGATATTAGTGGACTATTCTCTGTTGCTCAAGACGTTTCTGTGAATGGTACGATCGCTTGTGGTGGAAATCTAGGCGTTGGAAGTAACCTCTCTGTTAGTGGATCAGCAACAATTGAGCAAACCTTAACAGTTAATGGTGGTCAGATTGAACTTAATAATGGAGCAAATCCAGTATTCCGAGTAAAATCAAATGGTGCTATTGACGCATTCGTTGGTCCAGATGGTAACATCATTACTGATTTCTTCCAACCAAGTGGTGCTAGAAAGTGGCAATCCTTACCTATAAGTTCGGAAGCAAGTCCTCTTACTCCAAATGTTGGTTACTTTGTCAATTCTGCTTCTACTGCTTACTTGCCATCTTCTCCAACAATTGGTGATATGATTTACTTCATTGATGTCAATGGTGTTTTAGATTTTAATACTTTCTTGGTTGTTAAAGGAGCAAATGGACAAACTGTTCAGGGATCTAGTACTGGGTCAACAGCTGCAGGAAATGGTGGTGAATTGATTGTAAATACTCCAAACGCAGCATTTTCCATTGTGTGGTCTGGTGCTGGTTGGCACCTAACTAATGTATAATAAAGGAGATTAAAAAAATGCCTTCAGAAAGTTACAATAATGTAAGAGTAAACGAGGGTTGTGCAATAGGAACAATTATTGCATTTGCTGGTGGAGTTGCAAATATTCCAAAGGGATGGTTAGCTTGTGATGGTAGATTATATAATGGTTCTGATGGTTCAAATGGACAAGTGAGGGGATATGATCAGTTATATGCGGTTATAGGAAATAGATATGGTGGCGATGCTCCAAATTTTAAAGTTCCAAAATTACAAGGAGCAACTGCAGACCTTAAAGCTGGTTATGCTAATCAACCTGGCGGCGGTGCGCCAGGTAAATATGAACAATATCTGGGTTATGAAAGTGGAACTCCAAACACAAATGTTAATGAAGATTTTAGAGCTGTAAATACAGAATCTACATTTGATTTACGAGTTGAAATTCTTCCAGTAGAAGAGACACGATTTTCTTGTATAGTTGAAGATATTACATTAAATGAACCATCTTTTTCTGGAAATATTTCTTTTGTTCCAAGAATGTTGGGAGATCATCATTTTGGCACACACTCTCATGGTGGCACATATCCATCTATAAAAAGAGATCCTCAACTTTTTGGATTGCGAGTAGATGGTGTTCCAGACGAAGGAGTAACTTATTCTCAATCCCAAGACGTAAGAAATTATCCATGTGAATCAAATGGTAATTATGGATATGGTCCTAATACTAGTGGATGTTCTTATGTTGTTGTTAGTGGCGGCAATGCTAATAATGGTAATATTGGTAATCCACCAAGATTTGACAGTAATGTTATTGGAACTGTATCATCTATTAATATCAATAACAGTAATGACCAAGTTAATTATGGTAGTAATGTTCACTGGGGAACATCTAACAAATCTAGATCTTCTGGTACTTATGGTAAAAACATATTTGCTCAAGGACATGTTCAAGGAGCTGATGTAGGAGAAGCTTGGAATCTAGCTGATGATGATTCTTTTCCCGATTCACCTGTTATTACTTTTCCAGCAAGAAATCTAATCGATCCATTCAATTCGAATTGCAGAGATAGAGTTCTAACTAGAAGTGGATACACTACACCTAATGAAGATACTAGTGAGAATCCATCTGGTAAATTTGGATATCCAGTGTGTCTAAATAATAACAATGATACTTGGAGTGGTTTTGCACATGATCATCCAACTGTTACATATGATATTAACATTGGATCGGTTAAAGCTCCCAGTACAATTTTTATCAATAATGTGACTATTGGTGATGTTAAACCTGTGAATTCTGCTTTTACAGAAGTTGCAAATATTGTTTTTGATTCAACTGAAGGCGTTTCGGCAAATTTACTGTATATTATCAGGGCATATTAAATGGCAGGGGAAACATTTTACGAGGTAGAAAAAGGAAAATATGGATTATTCACTGGATGTGTAGTTCCATTTCCTAGATTTTTAAGTGGGAGTAGTCCTAATGGTGCGGATTGGAAAGATTTTGTTCCTGCAGGATTTTTGCGTTGTGATGGTGCAAAATATAGAGGACGTGATTATCCAGTTCTTGCAAATATCCTTGGAATGGGATCTACCTCTAAATTTAAAAAATTTAATGTTGAATTGGAAGAACCAACAGAAGATTTGACATTCGGTCAGTTTCAAGTTCCAGATCTTGGAGCAAAATATATTAATGCATCTACTATTTCTGGTGGATATAATAATTTGTATGCAACTAATAGTGCTGGAAATCCAGTACCTACATCTGGTGTTTCTGGAGAAATTGTTTTAAATCAAGGAGAAGATATTGATGTTTTTTATACAGGAAACTTCTTACTTGGATCATCTCCAGTTTTTATGCCTTCTGCAATGAATTTTGTTTCGACATTAATTCCTATTGCACCAGCTTCATCAATTCAATCTGCTGGATTTCTTCCACATACACATTTTTCTCAATGTACTGTTTTGCGGGGTGGGGTAGCTAATACTGATAATATTATTACCCAAGTTGATGGAACACCTTCTAGTGGTCAGGTTGTTGAAAAAGCACAAGGTAGTCCATCTCAAGCTATATCATCAATTACTGGATCAGAGTCTGGAACAGATCATAATCATTTTTTCAATGCTACAGCACTTACAAGACAAACGGAACTTGTTTTAAATCAAGCAGAATTAACTTCTGCTTTTCTAACTACGACAGTTAGTCTCAATAATGAGAATACAATTAAATTCGATGATATACAACATAAATATAGGTTAGTTGAATGGTTGATTAAATTCTGATGTCTGTTGCTTATAATAAAATTCGCACTAGATCTGGTGGTCCATCAATTGGCACTATCATGCAAGTGGTTAGACCTGCATCTTGGACTCCTGGATCTGATAACTGGAATATTAGTAATTTATATCCAGGATGGATTGAATGTGATGGTAGGAGTTTAGATGCAACTGATAGTAGATATTCGGAACTCTATAGATTAATTGGAAATACATATGGTGGAACTCCAAATTCAACTTTTAAACTGCCAGATTATCGTGGTGTGAAATTAATGGGGACTGGAAAAGTTGATGGTAACAATGGATCCAGTCCATCACTTTCTCCTCAATATGGTCCTGATGGTACTGAAGGAGCAGGGGGACCTTTAGAACCAGGATCTGTTGGTGGTTCTTATGTTGCTAATGTTACAAGATTTGCTCCTCTAGATTCTGAAGTAAGCATTGGTCCAGTTACTGGTCAGGGTGACGCTGTTGGTGAAAAAGTATGGTATTATGCATCTGAATTTGGAAATCTTGGTTCAGTAAATACATCTGATGCACGAAAAATACCATTTGGTAATGGTCAAAGAGAAATTGGTGGATTTGCAAAACCTTTATTTGCTGAAATCATACCAAATGATGAATATTATTCTCTTACAGCTGCTGGTAATCTTAACTCTGGAACTGAAAGAACGGTGACTATAAGCAATGTAAATCTCACAAATTATGATAAAATATTTTTTACTGTGATTGCTGGTAACGATGTTAATGGTGGAGAGAGACCACAAACAGAGGGTACTCCTGGAGATAATTTAGTTGTCAGATTTTCAAAAGGAGGTGTTTCTCAAGATGTTACTCTCATTCCTGCAAAAGGTAATACTGGATTAACATTTGATGAGTGGGATATTAAATATGCGACATGGAATACAGTTACAGTTGATATTCCTGAATTTATGAAAGGAACTGGAGGTACTATTCAGTTTATAGCATCAGTTAATTTTGATGGTGTTTTTGGTCCAGAGGGGTACGATGGTACTGAATTTAAGAATCAATACTATACAAATTAGGGGGTGAACGTAAATGGGTATTCAAACATGGTGGGATAGTAGGAATGGTGGTGTATCACCTGTAACTGCTGGAAGAGAAGGTGGTAGTTCAAATGTTAGTAATGGTGCATGGGGAGCGTTTATGACCGCCTATGCACGAACTAGTTTCAATCAGAATTCGGATCCAGCTCCTGATGAAACAGCGACATACATGAAAACAATCACAGCTCCATTCAGTGGAACATATACATTATCAGGTGCTGCTGATAATTCTGGTAGCATGGAATTTATGAATAATGCTGGTACCATCGTATTAGCACAGAGTGCAACAAGTGGTTTTGCTGCATCAGTAAGTAATGTAAATAGTGTTTCTTACGATTTCGTTCAAGGTGAAAATTTTAAAATTCGCTTAACATATAGCAATTTTGCTAATGGTAGTGCTTTTAGTTCTAATCCAGGTGCTGGAGCTTTCTTACTTGAGGGTCCAGATGAAGAACCACCACTTGATACACCAAACATTACTCTTTCTGCATCTCCTTCGTCTATTACAGTAGGAGGGACAACAACATTAACATGGAATACTCCTAATTTTGATAATACCAAATTAGACTTATACAATGCACAATTTATTTGGGATTTGCAACCATATAGTGGAGTAGTTGGCAGATCGGGAAGTGCTACCGTTACTCTAAACACTACAACAACTTTTCTCTATACAGTAACAAGAAGAGATGACCCTACTACATTTAACCAAGCTCAGACAATAGTTACTGTAACTCAACCACCAGCTGATTTAGATCTTAAGATTAATGATAATGGAGCTTTAGTAACGAGTATTACTATTGAGAGGGGAGATGTAGTTAATTTACAATGGACAGCTGCTGATTTTACGTTAGGAACTTTAACATTAACTGGCATTAATGGTGATCCTGATAATCCAGGTTTCGTCCCTTTTTCTCCTGATGTGGATACAGATTATACATTAAGTGCGCTTGGTCTTGATGGAGTTACTACTTATCAGACAACTGTTTCAGTTGATGTTGTTGATCCTAGTAATCCTATAGATAATCCAGGAGCTGGTAGTAGTCCTACTACTAGTTATCCACCAGAACCCAACCCAGCAGCTGATCCTGAAGAACCAGGCGGTGATCCTGATTTTCCAGGAACTGGTCTTCTTGATGCTTATGGTGTGTTAAGAATTGGATTATTAAATACAAGTGATTCAGCACCAAATACTTTCCAAACTAATGTAGTAGATGATACTTTCAGCGTTGGTAGATATAGAACTGATGGTTGGGATCAAACTACTAGCTTTGTAGAAGCTACATTTAATGGTAATGTTGAATTTAAAGTTGGAGATAATAATAATCAAGGAACTAGTAAAGCATTTATATTTGGTGTTCCACCACATTCTCACTATGTTTTCGGAACTCAAGCAACTGGATTTTCTTTCTTCGCCACAGCTAGAAGTGGTGGAACACCAGCAGGAACAAAATTTACTGACGATGCTAGAAATGCTGCATTGGAAGATGACCCACAACCAATAGTTGAATATGATAGAAATGGTGGATCACTTCGCTCTCATTCGCATCATTTATCTTTAGGACCTGTTTCTGGTGTAGCAAGATTAGGAAATGATAATAAATCTGGTAACTATGGTGGTCTTAACGATGATACTCCTTTAAATCCAGGAGCGGGATATTGGAACACTAGTGATGATGGAAATGGAACATTTAATGAACAAGTTGATCAGTCCACTAATTATAATATAGGAAAGAGACTCACTAAAACTATTGATGTTTCAAATGAAATGGGTGTTACTCCAAACATTGGAACTGTTATTATGACAAATAGATCAAGAATTGCATTTGATGAGTCATTAAGAGTATACTTGCAATCTGGAGAGGGAATTAATTTAATAGGTGATTATACGAGAACTAAATATATCATTAAGGCATATGTTGCCAATAATAATGTAAACTTTTAATTTTTCTTTATAAAACTGGAGACTTTACTATGAAATCTCATGATCCGATTCCTCCTATCAAACCTGTTGAGTTGATGGATGGTTATTTCGATGATTTTATTGGTATATGGGATGACTTTGTGCCAAAAGTAGTTTGTGATGAAGCAGTTAAATTGATTGATGATGCTCTTGATACTGATGCGTCTGCTAGATATCTAAGTAGCACAGATTCTCAGTATTCTGATGGATCACAGCAATTTCCCGAACGTAATATGGGTAGAAAAGATTTTTCGATCTTTTTACATTATCACCAAGGTAATCTTGCGCGAACTTTTAATCAATATTTACAAGCATGTTTATTGGATTACATTGAAAATTATGGAAATCTGAAACAGCAAGGGTTAATGTCAACAGATGCAAAATTGCAAAGAACTCCTCCACAGGGAGGTTATCATGTATGGCATAGTGAAAATTCTAATCCAAGAATGCAGGAGAGAGTTCTTGTTTGGTCAATTTACTTAAATGATTTACCAGAGGGTGAAGGAGAAACTGAATTTCTTTATCAATCTAAAAAGGTCCGACCAAAAACTGGAAGAGTTGTAATGTGGCCAGCGGGATTTACTCATGTTCATAGAGGAAATCCTCCCTATACTAAGAATAAATATATTTTAACTGGTTGGTATATTAATATGCCACTCTAACTGCTCAATAGTTTAAACTCATGGAAACTCAAACACCTGTTATTCAATTTGTGAGAAATAACAATACTATTTTTTCTGCTTCCGATAAAACATCTACGACACATCCAATTCCTGCAACTGTTTTAGAAGAATGTAAGAATAGTCTTGGTAGTGCTTTGTGGAATGATGAGGACACCATTGAAATTTTTACGTATTATGATGATGGCACTTATTTTCTTGAAAAGAAGAGATCTGTTTATGATTGGAGATTAAAATTATCAAGACAACAGGCATATGTTGTTGAAGATCTTACAGAAGAAGAATTGGAATCATTAAAAACAAATTTTTTATCTGTATATCAGATATGTCAAGTAAATTTCTTACAAAAAACAAAGCGTGAAGTCGAACAACAGTTAAAACAACAGTTTGGATTTGTTAAACACAATCTCTTTGCCATAAGATGTAGATTTTTGTCTGAAACTGATTGGACTCAACTTCCAGATAATGATTTAACTGACGAACAAACTGAAGAATATAGAGTTTATAGATCTAAGCTTAGAGATATAACGAAGACTGATGCGTGGTTAAATGGGAATTATATTAATGCAAAGTTTCCAATTCCTCCCAATAAATATCATGAATTATATCCAAATGCAGAAGTTGCATATTTAGAAACAGAAGATCAGTGGAACCCAGAAGGTATTGTTATGCTTAAGAGTAAGTTGCTTAGATTTGCACATACTCTTGGATTACAATCAACAACTATTGGAATTGATATGTCCAGACTTGATTCTGCTCTTGATTCTGGAAATCTGGATGATATCAAGCATCAAGTTGATACGGTTCTTAGATATATCGATACTAAGTTTGAAATTGTTTTGAAAGAACGAACAGGAGAGTAAATATGTTTTATATTATTAATAATTTTTTAACACCCGATGAATTGAGAAAACTTAATAATATCTACGATACCGAAGCAAAATTTGCTAGTGGTAAATATGGTAATGAAGAAAATGCATTAATAAAGAATAATTTAGTAATGCAACATGATGATGCATATTATAAATGCGGTGACATCATTAAAAATGAAATGATGCTCAATAGTGAACTAACTCAATATACATCATTGAAAAGAACAAGTGATTTTACATTCACTCAATATAATGAAGGTCATTTTTATGAATCTCATATTGACGCATATTACATGGAGAATTATGTGAGAACAGATATGAGTTGCACCATATTTTTGAATGAACCTGAAGAATATGATGGTGGTGAATTGAGTATTAATCTTGGATCAGATATTGAAGTAAATCATAAACTCAAAGCAGGTAGTTTATTGTTATATCCAACTAATGAATATCATTCTGTTAAACCAGTTACTAGAGGAAAGCGCAGAGTTTGTATATTTTGGATAGAATCTCATATATGTGATCCTGTAATGAGACAAGCAATTGGCGATTTGAGTAGAGTTTTCTTTGAAAACAACGAAGGATTAAATAATGTGGATGATATTAAAAGAGTCATTCAAAAACCAATCTTTTCATTAAAAAAAGTTTTCTCAACCCTTAGTTAGAACAATGTATAATATTAGACTATCCCAAATTCTTTCGTTTTACACAAAACAAACTGAATCAGCATTAATGTATTTTGAATCTAAGAAAGATAATAGAGATGCTATTGTTGAATTTTACACTGGGAAAATTGATCGTCAATTTATCAATGCACTAAAAACAGATGATGATTGTTTCTTTGCATTTACTAGCTACCAAAGAGCAATTAATGTAGCAGAATCAACATTTCCAACATATGCAGAGATTGTTGGAGAATATGGTGATGACACTTATTTCATTGAAGTAACTGTTTACGATGAAGACGGTAATATTAGATGGTCAAATAATTTAAGATCAACCCTTGACAGCGATTGATCAATGTGCTAACTTGAAAAAGCACATGTGAAATATTATGAAAGTCCCATCAAAACCAGAATTGACTCATATGCAATTGCAGGCTATGTTGCGTGATCATAATATTCCTGAATCTGAGTTATTGTATTTGGGTGATCGTGTATATCCTGAAGAATATGTGGCACATCCAGAATATCATGGAAAAATGATGCCATGGTATCTTGTTGGTGGTGAACATGAAGTGCCAGTTTGCGACATTGATTCTGTTGATGCAGTGGACGATGACGGAACTGTCATAGGGGGTTGACACACCCCTAAAACCGTGTTATTCTTACTTCGTGCCTCAGAGAACTGAGCACACAGCACAATCACTTTCAATTATTATGTTCAAAAAAGTTCTTGTTGATCAGTCAAAAGATTTTGATCTTACTTATCTAGAAATCGACCCCGAAGATGGTCCTTCTTATCCGCTTCTTGAGTTTCGAGGGTTTGCGGTTCGTCCTGTTGGAGAAATCAAATCTACGAGCGCAAACTATCCTCGCAAGAGTGAAGTAGTTCAGAAAAAGTTAGACGGTCTTATCGCTTCTACCTCTGACTACAAGTGGCTTGTTCGCTCTTGGCCTATTAGTGTTTATATCAATCAAGAAAACCAAGAAGAGCAGTTTGATCACCGCCACTTGCTTCTTGCTCTAAAGGAAAATAACTGGTCTACTGCTCCTGTTGCTCAGTATATTCGTCGCGTTACTGGAGATGAATTGCTTGATAGTCTTTCTGATAATTCTGTCATGACTCTTTCTGGTCTCTACGTCAACGCTGTTGATGGCGGAAACCCGCAAAATGCTGGCATGGAAGATTTCCATATCATTTCCCGCATTATGGAAGATGAGTCTATCCCTCGCACCATAAAGAATATCGAGAAACTATTTAGTGTTTCTGGTATTTACGATCGTTTCCCTCAAAAAGGTCATAAATCGACTATTGGTTCTATTCGCAACAAAATTCTTAGCAATATCAAGCCTTCTCAGCGTGTTTTCAACACTTCGAAGATTGAAATTGATGAGTGGTATGAAAACAACAAGTTCTTTGGTAAGAACAACTATTCTAGTGTAGATGGTGTTCGTACTCGCCACAAAGTTCTTGACGATAGTTTTACCTATCGTTATGCTAACGATATCTTGAAGTGGGCGTTTGAAGCTTGGCTATCTGGTGAACGTGTTCGTGTAAGTGCTGCTAGTAAAGCAACATGTGAAAGTCAGATCGAAATCGAGCGTCAAGAAATTATCGATGCTATGAACGATATCCTAAACAATACTATCAACTGGTATATCAGTAAGGTTGAGAACATGTTCTCTGTTCTGAACATCAAACTGCCGAAAGTTGACGCGAACTCTCTTCCTCTTGAACTCTATTGGATCCCTCAAATTGAAGGTGAGACTGAATCTATCCGTGCTTCTTTCTGATCCAATTCCACAACTGTCACATGGGGTCGCAAGACCCCTTTTTCATGCCTTATACTATTCTCATCAACGACACACCGCATGACCCTGACCCTTCGCCCTCACCAGCAGCGTATGCTCGACGCTCTGCAACGTGCTGATCGTGGTCGCCTGACCTGCCCTACAGGCGGCGGTAAGACCCTTGTGATGATCCTTGACACCCTGCGCCGTCTCCAGCAGGCAGACCGCCCCCAGACCATCGTGGTGGTCTCTCCTCGCATCTTGCTGTCTGTGCAGCTGTATGAAGAGTTCTTTGCCGAACTGAATGGTAAGGTTGATCTTGCCGTGATGCATGTTCATAGTGGTGAGGTTGATGGTAACAGCACCACTAAGATTGCTCAGATCCAGTGTCACGCTGGTGTCTGTGCTGCTGCTAACACTCACCAACTGATCTTTACTACCTACAACTCTCTTCGTCGCATCAATGAGGCAGGTATTGATGTTGACACCATCTATTATGATGAGGCACACAATTCTGTTCGCCGTGACTTCTTCAAAGAAGTTGCTGCTGCTTCGCTGACTGCTAAGCAAGCATATTATTTGACTGCCACACCAAAGTATCGTGGTGGTGTTATCAGCATGAACAATACTGATGTGTATGGTTCTGAGCTGATCAATATTCCTGCTCCTGAACTTGTCAACAATGGTAGCATCATTCCTCCTACCATTCTTCCTCATGTTGTTGACATCGAGCGTAACAAGTCTCTGCTCGCTGCTGAGAATGACCGTGAGGTGCTGATTGACATCATCAACAAACTTGATGATGATGCTGCTCAGAAGATTCTAGTTGCTGCTCCTAACACCCGTGTGCTGTGGGCGTTACTCTCTGGCACAAATGTTATGCAAGAGTTTGCTGACAAGGGTTATGATGTGCTGCATATTACCAGCAAGCACGGTGCATATGTGAACAAAACTAAGGTCGGTCGTCAAGAGTTCTTTGACACTCTTGACACTTGGGGTAAAGATCCCAGCCGCAAGTTCATCATGTTCCACTATAGCATCCTGTCTGAAGGTATCAACGTTCCTGGTCTCACTCATACTATTCTCCTTCGCAATCTTCCTGTGATTGAGATGGCACAGACTATCGGACGTGTGATCCGTCTTGACAAACGTGATGCTGCTGATATACAATCAGGCAAGATCACTCCTGGTCGCCTTGAGTTTTATCGCAAGAAGACTGGTTTTGTGACTGTCCCCGTGTTTACCAACTATGGTAAACAAACTTCCAAGCGTTTGCAAAATGTTGTTGACGCTATTTTTGTTAAAGGTATTGCCGCTACGGAGTATTGATTATGACTATTGAAGGACGCCCAGAATTTAAATTGTCAGATGATCATTGGCAAAAAGAATATGCGAAACAACGCAAAGATCGTATGCAAGATGCTATCGATGATTACCTCCAAGATGACGAAGTTGATTCTAGACAAACATACGAGGAGATGTTATCATGTATTGATGATGTGATTGAGTATCACCAAACTGCTCTCAATCGTGCAACTGGTCTCAGATCACTCATGATGGGTCATCGCATTGTTGATGATTTCGATAAAATTCCATTCCGTTACTGATTATGGCAGACGATTCTCTAGCAGCAGAAATTATTAAAACTAAAGAAGTATGTAATCGTATTCTCGAAATAATGAAAATTCATGACGAGAACATGGCACTACTTCAAGCTCAAATTCTAGATCTCAAGCAAAAAATTGATCCAGACGAACAGCCAGAAGTTTGAACTTCTCCAACCTGTAGAATATCAAGGAACTACAGGTTATATTTCTTTCATCAGTGAAGACTATATTAGTATAGTATTCAAAGACATCCCACTGCCTGAGTCAGAAAACTCGCGGTGGGGTCGTCATTACTCTACACTCATTGTTTATCCTAGTTATTGGCATGAAATACGCAGTTGTTTGGATGAAGAACAAGAAAAAGGGCACATCCCGCCAAGAAGCGATCTTTTACAATTTAGAAGACGCATCTCTGTGGGAGCAGCACATAAACAAAACGGAACATGCCAAGACTGACATTATTCCTATTTTTGGTGATCGTTGATGGACGTAAAACTCGATAAAGTTTATGAGTTTGAGTGTCCTGCATCTTTTGGCACTCTATCACAAGAAATTGTGAATAAACTGTTCACTGATGGTCGCCGTGCATCTGGTTTCTTAGAGCTTCAACTTGAAGAATGGTTCCCTGATCTTACATTTGAAGACGGTAAGGGTTATGATCATGTTGACACTGAAGGAACACAATATGATGCCAAATGCTTCACCAAAGGTGGTGCTAAGTTCTGTCCTAGTGTGATGCTAGGTGCTGGTCGATCTGTTGATGAAGAAAAACTCTGGGAACATGCTAATGACATGATCTACATCTTCTGTGATGTGGTAGAATTTCCCAAGGTCCGTGTTATTTTTAAACGTGGATCTGATTTAACTCAATACCCTAAGGGTTCTATTCCATTTGGAGATCGTGATGCATTATTTGCTTGATTGTTTGCAAGGTATGAAGGAGATGGATACTGGTAGTGTAAATGCTATCGTAACATCTCCTCCTTACAATCTTAACATCAAGTATGGTAAGTATGCTGATAACAAACCACGTCAAGAGTATATTGAATGGTTGGTAGAAGTATTCCGTGAAGGTAAACGTGTGCTCAAAGATGATGGGCATTTGTTTGTCAACATGGGATATTCTAATATTGATCCATGGGTGGGTATGGAGGTAGGTCTTGCACTTAGAAATGACTGGATTTTGCAAAATCACATCAACTGGGTTAAATCTATCCATGTGAATGATAAAACAAGCGGACACTTTAAGCCTATCAACAGCAAGCGATTCTTGTGTCCTACATGGGAACATTTATTCCACTTCACTAAAGATGGAAGTGTGAATGTAGATCGTCTTGCTGTTGGTGTCAAGTATGAATACTATGAGGCAAACATTCGCGGAAATAATACTGCTGATACTAAACCAAATCTTAGAGATAAAGGTAATTGTTGGTTCATTCCGTATGAAACTATCAACAATAAAGAACTACGCGGAAAGCATCCCGCAACATTTCCTGTTAATCTAGTCGAAGATTGTCTCAAGCTAACTGGTGTTGAGTCTGGCACAGTTCTTGATCCTTTCTTTGGCACTGGAACTACTGCTATTGCTGCGATTAGGCAGGGATGGGATTACATTGGTTATGATATTGATGAAGACTATCTAGCATTTGCGGAGAGACGCATCAAGAGCAGTGTGCCAGTCGGTAAGGTGTCCACTATCGGTTGATCTGCCCTCGTTTTCCTGTATTCTATAGAAGTTGAGAGGAACACCACTTGATTCACCCCATCTACACCACATCTTTTGTTGATCGTGAAATGTTTGCATACAATGCAAACTATCAGAAACAACAGGAAGAAAAGAAATCTGCGAAACAAGAGCTGGAGCGTATTCTTGCTCAACCAGAGACACGAATCAAGTATGCATTTGAGTTTCTGAATGACTTTGGGGATGAACCAGAATCCCGCAAAAAATGTTATGATCAGATCGCAAAATGGTCTGACAAACTTGACACTTCTGAGGCACACTACTGATGAACATTTTTCCTCTTGATGATCAACTGGTGATGTTAATTGACCGCTTGAATAATGCGGTCAATGTTTGCTATGAAGCACCAGAAATTGAAGACCAAGGTTATGCTTATGCAACAGGGTATTCACGATCTGCGATGACTGATGTGGCAAATGATTTAAGCAAAATTGTAGAACAAATGCGAGAGGAGATGGACAGTTGATCAAACTGTCCACTCTGCCCCTGACTCTGCCCCACTCTACCCTATACTAAGTTCATCAACGCAACACACCATGATCACCGTCAATCTGACTGAACAACAACTCTCACTGATGGAAGAACTTGTAGGTGAAAAGTTTAATGAAGTCGCACAAGCATGGTTGCCTGCTAGTGAAACAGAACACATGAACAAACTTTGTTATGATACACTTTTGAATCTTCGTTGTGTTCGTATGTCCAAAGAGTTTGACGAAACTTATGCTAACTGGAACAAAGATGTCTTCCTATTTGACAAGAAAGAATACCTGCGTGATGTAGGTCTTGTGACGGATGAGGAACTGGCACAGCAAGGCATCTCCTGACCCCATCCTACCCTATACTAAGTTCATCAACGCAACACACCAATGCAACTGTTCACTTCTGCCACCAAGATTGATTACTATCCTGTTGGCACTGGCAAGCGTTTTGTTAAGAAAGTCGTCTGGCATCCTGGTGCTGAGTCTGAAATGACTTTCTTCGCCACTAAGCTCAAGTCTGAAATGAAGTATGAAGTTAATAACTACATCGCCAACGGTGCTGTAGTGACTGGCATCAACACTGAAGCATATGATGGTTCTGATTACTCTCCTCTCGTCTGCTGAGACCCCTCTGGAAGCGCCTGCAACGTCCTCTCACCGTCCTAACCTATGGAGACCACCAACGTGCCCCTGTCGCCCTCTCAGATCCGATTCCTGTTGGATCTGATGATGGGATGTTCAATGGGAATCACCAAGCACCATGCTTACCTGAACAAAGTCGATGATGTTGCCATCTACAACCACTTGGAAAACTGTCTACCAAACCATCCAGACCCCACAGAAGACTGGTAAAATTACAAAGTAATCAAAACACACCATGATCAACGACGACACTCAAACAGCACAACTGAGACGCACTATTGCCAATAGTATTAACAACTATGATCTTCAACTCTTGAAGCGTATTGCTTATGAGTGTCGTTGTGAAGAAATGGGTATCGCTATCGATAGTAAGTTCCTCTACACTGACATTGACTGATGACTAAAATCACACGATACGGTCTCACTGGAATTCTGATCTGTCTAGCTCTTGGCAGTTATCTTAAATTCTTAGCAGATCGTGATGCTAAGATGATGGACTACTACGACAAAACTACTCAAGAAAATGTTTACTAAAGAAGACACTGACTTCATTGATTTTCTCTTCGGCAAACTTACTTGTTTGACCGATACTGATATGATTGATCTTCATGATGATGACTCATGTTGTGATCATCTTGA